TACAAGATCACTTTGAGTAATAGAATTAAAGTTTTCTGCTTTAAGTTGAAACTTTTGATTTTCTCTAAGTTCGTAAAAGTTTGTCGGTACATTAAATGCGAGATCTATATCAATTTCGCGAAGCTTGTATTCTTCCCACATCTTACGAAGCTTGAGATGAGTAACAAAACCGTTTTTAAGACCTCCAGCAAAACGCTGCTGTTGACGAATAATAAATCTAGCAAATTTTAATTCTTCTCTGAGAATATCCGTACCGTCTTTAAATACATCCTCAACATTTAATCTTGTTACGGGTACTTTTAAGGATTTGTAAAGCTTTTGTACAAAGTACATTAAGTCTGTTAATTCGCCAAGATTAGCTCCACCGGGAAGTTGAACTACTTCAGTACCGGTTGAGCCTTGTCTTTTAGCAAACCAAAAACTGTCAAGCATTGATTGCGGGTTAAATTTTTGTACAGTAGCACCTTGGTCGGCATCATAAGTTCTACGCGACCAATAATTTTGCATAAGTTTACGTAGATATGCTTCTGCCTTAGGAGGTGCCATATTGCCCACATCTACGTTAAATACTAAACGCTCTGGTGCACGGACTAAGCGATAAATTACGATTGCATCTTCTATAAGAGAAAGTTGTCTGTAAGCACGTCGTGCATTTTCTATGAACGGAAGTCTTAGAGTTTTTGACTCGTTCCAAATACCAGAATTAATATAGGTAATCTGATTAACGTCCATAGGCACTAATTCTACTTTAGCAACTTTACCTGGGTTCTTTACATCATAAATATTTTTACGTAGCAAATAACCACGAACAATTTGATTTTGTACATTTTCAAAAATAGGATCAATTAAGTCAGAAGGTACCGTGACAACACCAAGAATACCTTCCTCAGGAAACTTTTTATGAATAATATGTTCCCAATAAAGCTCGGCATCCACTAAAAGCTGTCTTAGATATTCCCATCCTTTATTTTCAAGATCAAAAAAGCCTATATATTTCTGAAATTCTTTCTTAAGTCTTTCTTTTTGTTCTTCTGACAAAGTTGAAGTTTTAAATTTAAGCTTTACAATATCACCGTTATCATCTTTATTAATAAATTCATCGCATATCTCATCTAAAGCATCAGCTACTTCCGAAAACGCAGCCATTACTCTGTAATCCATTAACCTACGACCCTTGTCGGGTTGTAGATTTGCATACATAAAGTTATGATAGTCTTTGTTTTGAACTACATTGGCATAAAGATCATCTGTAAAAGTTAGGGAGGAAGAAATCGATTGACGAGAAAGAGCTTCTTCTCTTTTAGTACCTTTATCGAAAAATTCCTGATATTTAGGATTGAGTTTATTAACCTTATCTTCAAACCCTATGGACTGATAAGGAAGTTTTGAAGATATAAACTTCATCAAATCTCTACCAAATGTACTTTCTCTATTAGGGTCTTGAGCCATAGGAATATATTATATTTATATCAAAAAATAAAACTTAAACTGTTTATTCATGAACCGTATAGAGTATTATACCAAGTAATTTCTGTCAATGAAGGGTTAGATGATAGTGTAAATGACTCTGTCTCGTTAATTAACCCCGTACTTACAGGATATACATATGTGGATCCAGATAATTCATCATAAGTTGTTATAAGTGAAGAAGTGCGGAAATTAGCTTGTACTGTATATATGTTACTAACCGGAGGCTGTACATAAGGAAATAGCCAACCTTTTATAGTGAATGCAGTATCTCCTACTATTCTATATTTTTCATTAGCAGCAATATCTGTGGGGTAAGACAAAGTAACCCCGCCATCCCAAAGAACTTCACTTCTTATTTCTTGAGGGACAGCTGAGGCAGCAATTTCATTAGGTACTTTCCAAGAAATAATTATATATGGGTTATTGTAAGGAATAAAGTTAGAAAGAATCTGATCCATATCGGTTTGAAATTTTGTAATAACTGACATATTAATTTGAATGTTTACTGGTACTGGCGTTCTATAGAATTGTGAATTAATTTGAGTATCTTTTTCTCCGGTACCTCTGGCAATATAGAACCCTCCTAGTTTGTTAAACACCCGGGTTTCATCTCTACTAATACTATTAATATTAACAGCAATAACAGGTACAGTTAAATTTTGTGCCTTATTAACCAAATCATATAAAACCCTTTGCTTAGGAGCATACACATACCTTACTTGAACCTTATTTTCTGGAATTCGAATTTTATTGAAACGCTTGATTACAATATCATCAAACGCTGCTACAAATTGAGTAATAAGATCCTTTATCTCAAAGTGAAATGTTTCTTTCCTCACTATATTATTTATTAACAAACCCTATCAATAAAAGATTTTGGAAGCTTATGCTTACATCTTTTTAATACGTTAACAACATTACCATCAAGTATATATGTAGTAGAAAAGTCGTTTTTACTACGAGTTGCTCTACCGCATGCTTGAACCAACGCATTTAACATCTTATTTTCATACCATTCTTTATCTTGTTCAAATCTCTTTTTAATATGTTTTGACGATAAAGGTGGATAAGGTAGCTTTACTATAATCTGAAATCTCGCATAATGATCTTTAAGGTCAACCCCAAAAGCAAGCGAAGGTGAAACTAAGATCGTGGGTAAATCTGATTCATAATGCTCTTTTAATATTTCCTCATTGTTCATTAGTTCATCTCTAAATAAAAATCTCTTACTATTACTAAGTTTGTTTTTTATAAAATTTGTTATTTCCATGGAATGGGTATGTACAATTCCTTTCTCTTGATTATGATGATCTGTAAGCGTTTTAATTTGTGTACAAATTGAAGGCAAAGTATTAGTTAAATTTTTATAATTGAGTTTATTTTTTGATGAAACGTAAATCGGTGATTTCTGTGCATCAAAATCACTATCAACTTCAACATACTCGTAATCCTCTATCCCTAAATTTTTAGCAAAATTTTTATGATCAATAATTGTAGCTGACATTAAAACTACATTATCTGCATAATCAAAAACATATTTTGTCAGCTTATTAACTCTTAACGGGGTTAGTACAACTCGTTTACTGTCCTTATCAATAACATATTCACAGTCTTTCCATAAATTATCTACTGCCAGAAGAGAGCTATAAAGAGTTTTTAAATATTGCAGTTTTATTTTTTCTGGCTGTGATAAAGTTCGTTGCTTTTTATTTACTCGGTTTATAAGCTGGTTAGTCTTTTCACTTATATTAAAAATGAGCTCACTAATCCAAGTTCTTGTTTTATCAAAACTATCTGTTAGCAAAGTAGGGCACTCTATTCCATATAATTTTAAACGCTCGTAGCTTATTTCAGCTGAAAATCTTTTTATTAGTTCATCTTCTAATTCAGATGCTTCATCACAAATTATAAAATTTTTTCTTTTAATATGATTAGGTAGTGATAAGAACATTTTATAATTTAAAACCGCAAATTTTGATAGAACAGATGTGTTGCGTGCATTATAATATGGGCATCTATTTTTTTCCCAACATTCATCTTTTATTTTTGGTACAAGAACACATGGAGCTGTTTCAACATCAAATGCTGGATCAACGTCGCATATATAATTTGTCTTACCTTTTAAAATATTAGTATCAGGAAACAAGTTAAGGTATTGGTCTTGTAATGATTTTGTTATAGTTAATGTAAAGGTACCAAACGGGGGTTGTGACATACAATCGATTTCATTAATATAATTTCCTGCAAAATCCTGCTTGTAAGCTGAATACGATCTAATACTTTCAATAAATTTTTCTGTCGGCCCAGAGCTTAGTCCAGATAACGTTTTAGCTAAAAAGCTTTTACCAGACCCTGTTGGAGCACAACATATAACAAATTTTTTACCTCTATTAAAGGCTCGCTCTACACCTTTTATTAGCTCAACCTGTTTATCACTAGGATTATATTCCCTAGGAAAATGGTGTATATATCTGCTAAACACTATTATATTATAACTGCTTCTTTATGTTATTAAACTGTCTGTAGGTAGACTTTTTTATTTAAAAGCTTAGACGGTTTGCCTATATTAATTTTTTTAAATGCAGATAAAACATCCTGTTTTCCTTGTATAAAAGAAGTTACAGTGTAATCAAAAATCAATCTTGTAGGGGTTTGTGTAAATTCAAAAGGGTAAGGTATTTCATAAACTATTTTTTTATTATTTTTTTCTTCACAAATTAAAGTAAAAATACAGAAAAAATCTTTAATACAAAATAATATTAATCTACCTTTTTTGAGAATTTTATTTTCTAAAGCAAATACTACTCGCTTCTGTAAATACGATTCTAAATTTTTTTCTATTATTTCAGGCGATGTCATGTATTCATAAACCTTACTTTTTCATTTGTCGATAAAAGAGCGAGTCTTTGATTAAAAAAATTCCAAAACGTTTTATTTGCTGGAATAACATTTATTAAATCACATGTTGCCACATTAATACATCGATAGTCCTGCATAAAAATATCCCAAGTAATAATTAAATTCTTTGCATCCGGATTAAACTTAGGCATATTAATAGCTCTTCTATAATTAAGTGCTAACCGCCCTTCGGGGCTCATTAATAATTGTAGTGAGTTTGTACATAGCATGCGCCTGGTTGGAGGTGTACCAGGTTTAGACCTTCGACGCAGAAATTTAATTTCTGCTACGTTGGTTAGAAGAAGATTTTTTAATGTGGCTAGCGACACTTTCATTATCTTTTCGTACTGAGCATACACCAAAAATTCTTTGCTCGTTTAAGAATATGCCTTTCTTAAGAGTGCCATAACCATCTATATCAATATTAGCTACCGGGATACCTAAATTGTTAGGGAAACAAACAAAATCGCCTGGCTTGGTATGCTTTGCATTAGGGCCTGCTAAAATAATTTCCCCAATACGCCATGCTTTTGTGTCAACATTAATAGGAACAACTATACCATTTCTAACAATAGATGTACCGTCTTCTGTTTCATCCGCAAACTTAACTAATAATACATCATCTAAAAGTGATTTTAAATTATATCCGTAAAAAACGGAATTAAATGAATTCTTGGGTAATTCGGCTAAATCAATTAAACTTTTTTGGACAGGTAAGACATCAATATTTAAAGGCATATAACCACTTATTTATTCAGCCTTATAATTCAACAGTTTAAAATATTCTTTTACTTCACGAATCGAGAGCTCCTTAGCAGATGCTATCTTTTTTACAATATCTTCATTTATTTTTTTATCGTCTTCTCTTGATCTTTTAAAATAATTAATTTTTTTATTAGGCTGCCTATCAAAGCAAGCTACACATAAATTATAAATTTCTAATTTATTAAGTGTAGATAAATAACGATTAATAGTATTAGCAATTTTAGCACAGGGTGATGAATACATACTTAGCCACCTATTTACTAAAAAAGGAACAAACTCAGTTTCCGCATCGATTGTTGTTGATATCTTTTTTTTAGTAAACAGTATACTCGAGATATAATCAAATATAGTCATCAACAAATAACTTTTGTAGTGGCAATAAACAAATTATCATTTAATTCGTAAAACAACTTAACAACATCTCCCATAAAGCTATTAACTTGATCATCTGTTAAATTAGTAGAAAAAGCGAAGGCAGGGGCTTTTTTACCAGCACTCACATTAATTCCTGTATGGCCTAGAGCAACACCATTCTTTACGTATGTAATGCTTACTGAACACTTACCTTTTGGCTGTGTAATTCCACCTTGAGTATGTTCTTTGTGAACAATTAAATCATCGCCATCGACCTCGATAGGAGCTTTTAAGTAATTATTAGAAAGAATTTGCGCAATCTGTGTATTAAGTAGGCGCTGATAAGCAACTGCACCGAATGAATCTAGATTAGGAATCTCCCATAAAAAATTAATTGCATCATCACTGTAAATAAAATCATTGTTAATAACGTCTTCGGAATCTATCATTCCTTCTGCTTCTACATACATCGGGGCACGAAATGCAATAATATTGCCTATCGGTAGAGTCCTATCTCTAAAAAATTTATATGCAAATCTAGAATGTAGAAGCTTTCCGTCGTACGACTTAATATCTTTAATTATCATGACCTTATTATACTATAACTGTCAAGAAAAACAATTATAAAATTTTACTTTCTTTAATATAAATGTCTGTTGGTACACTTTTATCG